GGCGTCACACAAACATATATTTTCACACCTCAGTATTTGCTAAGTCTAGCGATACAAGGTCACTATCATATGGCATCGGAGAATGTTACTCCAAACACAGTAGATATTCTTTATGGAAGAAAGTAAAGAAAGCAAAGCCCCGAAAGACATTGTCCAAAACGTGCTTCGCGAGTACGTGTCCATGAACAAATGCGCACTTGTACATACCGCCTTTGAAGAGTATATATCAAATATGGCGGACACAGATTTTATTTCCGTCGGAGAAATTCGAAAGAAATTTCAAGAGTTCGAGCAAGAAGCTGACAAAAAGCTTCGAGTTTTTATCACTATTCTTAATTCGGAGGAAACCCATCATGGTACGTGATCAGACAAAAATTCCAATTGGCTACTTGTGGATTAAAAAGGATAAGCAAGGTCGAGAGTATCTCGCGGGTCCACTAAGTGTTGGGCTGTTCGGAGAAGTCCCGATTGTGGTCTTTAAAGAAGAGCACAAAGCAAATGAGCGGGCGCCAGATTACATTATTCGTCTTGCAACAGAAGCGAAAGATTAGGATTAACTATGAGCTTACTGGTTGAAGTGGTCGGGATATGCGAAACCTGCAACAAGGGTATTATCCTCCCGGCAACAACAGCGGAAAACGAAAAGGGGCGGACGCAACGTCGCTTTTGTGGTCCCGCTTGTAGAAGAAACCGACTTAAGAGCCGGAAAGCCGAAAGTCATGCCCACGACATTTGTCGTAATTGATGGAAATTATTTAGTTTACCGTATTTGGAATACGGCAAGCGGGCAGGCTCTTCGGACAAAGCGCGGTGATGCCACTGGAATAATCCACGGATTTATTTCTTCGTTTTGTGCAGTTGTTAAAAAGTTTACGCCTGAAAAAATCGTTGTTGTTTGGGACCACAAATCCCGATATCGCCGACGAATCCTTAAAGTCTATCGTGCGAAAATCGAAGAGTTAGCGCGGAAGGATCCCGACTCTTCGGCGGCTAGAATCTTCGACGATTTGCCGATGCAGTACAAAGAGAGTCGCTACAAAAACCGTTCCGATGAAGAACACCGCGACTTTCAAGAAAAGATCTTACCTCAAATGGAAGCGCTACAACAGATTCTCCCAGCGATGGGGGTTATACAACTGACAGTTCACGAAGTCGAAGGCGACGACTTAATCGGAATCGCGGTTGATACGTTGTCTGCATTGGGGCATGTTATAGTCGTCTCTTCAGATCAAGATTTATATCAATTATTATCGCCAACGGTATCTCAATACGACCCGGTTAAAAAGAAATTGTTCACCGCATCTGATTTCGTGGAAAAATACGGAATAGAGCCCGCGCAATGGGCCGAAGTAAAAGCTCTGATGGGGGATGTACATGACGATATTCCGGGCGTTCCGGGAATTGGGGCAAAGACCGCCGCTAAATTGATTGCCCAATACGGCAATATTGTTAATTTGCTTGATGAAGCCAACAACAACCCTAAAACAGCGATTATGAGTCGAATCCCCGAATATGCTGAACAGATTCGTATGGCCTATGAATTATCATATATTCTTTCATCAGTTGATCAATTAGATGAAGACCAGAGGACCGTTTTTCTAAAACAATGGAATATACAACCTCAAGTAGATTGGGACGAAATCCACAGATTCCTCGATGCATATGAACTCAAAAAAGTCGGGACTGGATTACGTGATATTTTGACTGATACGTCATCATTTGAAAAAAAGTTGTTATCTGCCGAATCTCTAGACGACATGTTTAATGTATGGGGCGACTGTACACGATGTCCGCTGCACGAAAAAAGAAACACTATTGTAAAATATTCGGGACCGACTAAGGCAAAGATTATGGCGCTCGGTGAGGCACCGGGTCCAAGTGAAGACTTTTTCGGTTCGCCATTTTGCGGTCGAGCGGGGAAATATCTCAATGAAACCTTACTTGCCCATGCAGGACTAGATCGTAACCAAATTCACGTTACTAATGTCGTTTTGTGCTTTCCAAATTCGAATGGGGAAATTCGTGCTCCAACACCGGAGGAAATTTCGGCGTGCAACATACGCCTTCGTGCGCATATCCGTTTAGTGAACCCAAAATTGGTTATCCTGCTAGGAGATAAAGCCTTCAAAGCTGTATTTCCACATGTTACTGAAAAAATTTCGACAGCAAGAGGCGCTATTCTGACGCATCCTGATTGGCCTGGAATTACTTTCATACCCGTGTTCCACCCCTCGTATTTAATGCGGTTACAGCAAGGTCCGAACGGACACAGTGATGTCGTGAAGTCTCTCCACGATTGGAGACTGATTCGTGAATTGGCTGATACGTTGTGATGGCATGAGAGCTGGGAAAAAGGGTTTTAAACCTCTAAAGTTCGAAGGGACCAACAAATGGCGGGGGCGGGTCTCTCGAAAAACCGCCGAGCAACTTGCCGTAGAATATCAACCCCGTTTAGCCAAAATTAGTATCACCCTTTCTATTAACGAGATTATTTCAATTATTAAAGGAGGGACGGAACCCAGTATCGCAACAACGATTATCCAGAGGTGGCTTGATGAAGAACACAAACGCGGAGTCACAATCATCTAACGAAAAGATTCAAAAAATTCAAACATTATCTGATGCCAATAAGGTCATGTCCCCGAATATTTTAAAAATTCGAGAGGCATTTCAAGAGGCATTTCCCAACGAGATTTTAAAAAATGTCGAATACACAGTCGAAAAAAATAGAATAGTATTTACATTTCATAGCCGGCTTCCTAATCAGGAGAGTAAAACTCGCACGTATGCCCAATATCCGGGGCAGGATTTTCGCGAGATTTTGCGGAATACTCCTACGCTCGACGAAAAATAGTTGTGTATTGTAGTGAGTAAACGGTCTCGACGCGAACCTATTGAAGTGGTAGAAAAGCAGTATGATTTAGGGGATGTTTTGTCTGTTTTAAAAGACCAATTAAATGTTGAGTATCTGATCCTCCATCGAATAGAAGGTATTTGTAGAGATATTAATAAAATTTGTGATTTCTTGGAGAAAAAGCATGAAAGTAACAGCGGCTGAAGTAGCGAACGAAAAGGGTTTTAAACCTCTAAAGTTTGAAGGGACTGGCGAGTGGCGTGTTGTGTACTTTAGACCTCCTGGGAGAAAAACAAGCTGGGACGATTATTATCTTGTTGTAAGTCCCGAAGGATATCCAGAGTCAACTCAGTATTTGAGACGGGAGGATGCCGAAGAACGGGCCGAAAAGCTTAATCGGTGGATGAAAGAGGGTATGAAAGTAACAGGAGTCGAAGTATTGCAGAAAATGGCGGCTCCTCTTCCAGGAGCAAAAGCCTTTCCTTCGCGCACACCATCTCCAGTAAGTTCAGAACGCCCGGAGCGCCCTTCTTCCGAACTCCAACCCCCGCCTACTGAGGACGCGCCAAAAAAGCCAACACAAGAAAAACCAGAATCTGAACCTACTGATCTCAAAAGCATTATCCAAACACTAGACCAGCACTTTACTGACGAGGCTATTCAAGATATTAGTAACAGTATGCTCGCTTTAATGAAAGTCATTCCTCCAGAAAGTAGCGAAAAATTGTCCAAAGTATTCACTAAATTTATGGAAGCCGCTATGAGTTTGAAAGCGAATATTGCCGCGTTACAAGTCATGACCATGCCGGCGCAGCAACAAGCGGAACTGTTCCAAAAAAATTTGCAGCAATTGACGCAAACTCCAGACCTCGGCCAAGCGCTTAAGTCTGGACCAATTACATGATTCTGTATTCCCCCCGCAAAATTAATCTTCCACCTAAACTCATTGATGTCCCTTCGGCGTGGAAGGGCTTAGAGAGCATCCTTCTTGACTTGATTGAGAGGTTTCGTATTCCTCGAAATACAGCATTGGAATTTGGTGTAGATTATGGATACTCAACCGTGGCTTTAAGTAATTATTTTTCGCGCGTTATTGCTGTTGATCATTTCAAAGGTGATGTGTACACTAAATTGAGGGATAGCGATTTTGAAAATCGGGTACGACACACATTATCACCCTACTCAAATATTGAAGTAATAACCAGCAATTTTGAAGATTTCATTCAAAACAATACTGAACAATATGACTTAGTTCATATTGACATTGTCCATGAATATACACCCACATATCAATGTGGTTCGTGGGCAGTGAAACACGCCAATGTGGTAATTTTCCATGACACAGAAAGTTATCCCGAGGTGAAAAGAGCTGTTGAGGATATTGCTGCACAAGAAAATATGCTGTTTTACAATTATCCCCATTGTTGTGGTTTAGGGATTTTGAGCAAAACAGCAATATTGTAAGACATTCTTGATGTCAAAAAAGGAATTTCACGAGTTGGTTGAAAAGTGGAAAAAAGAGACACAATATCTCTCTTCCGTGCATGACATGGTTCTGCATCCTTCTTATCGAAAAATCATCGGTATGGGCAGAGAAGCTCTCCCATTTCTCTTCGAGGAGTTAAAACGGCAGCCGGATCACTGGTTTTGGGCCCTACATGCAATTACGGGTGCAGATCCGGTGCCGCCCGAAGAGAAAGGCAACCTTGAGGCGATGACCCGACGCTGGCTTTATTGGGGAGCCGCGAATGGGTTAATAAATCTTTAGATACACACACTCCTCCGAAGTCATCGCGATTGTAAAGTCTTTGTAATCTGCGTATTCAACATTTGATGACTTCCTCATGAGAGGGAAGTTCAATAACTTGAGGTCACAGTTCGTGATTTCAAGTTCTCCGAACAAGGTGCGGTCATGCTAACGTGCTATAGCAATCGCGCGGTAACATGCACGAAGATCAATCGCCTGCGTCTTGACTTCGAGTAATTTTCCACTATACTAGTAGTGGGGGTGTAGCAAACGTTGGCATTGCTCCGGACTTTTAATCCGGCTAAACGTGGGTTCGATTCCCACCGCCCCCACTATGTCATTCTAACATGCTATAGCAATCGCGCGGTAACATGCACGAAGATCAATCACCTGCGTCTTTGAGTAATTTTCCACTATCCTAGTAGTGGGTGTAGCAAACGTTGGCATTATGAATGAATATTTCAATATTCAAGAAAAAGACGGACTGCGATTGATTGTTCCCGCGCATAGTGCTGCGATAGGCAATGCAGGATGGACGCCAAAAAATGTGTGGTGGCGGTCGCGGGTTGAAACTCTCGACGGTCAAGTTGTGTCCCAAGGATTTGGAAAATTCTTTAATGTGGGACAAGGACCGGACGATTTGCGCATAGCGATTAATGATATTGCTCAAGCTATTGAGCATAATGATGCTTTGGCAACATTGAAAATCGACGGATCTTTGCTTATCCGCTCAGTGTATAACAACAAAGTCTATCTACGGACCCGAGGATCATTCGGGTATTCGCATTTGGAAAATGCCTTTGAGATTGACACAGAGTTTACTAAAAAGTATCCAAAACTGTTCGACGTGGGATTTGCAAAAAATCATAGCTTGCTCTTCGAATGGGTGAGTCCATTTAACACCATTGTAATTAAGTATCCAGAACCTGCTTTGTACTTGATCGGCGCTGTAGACCATCGGACAATGTCTTATGTCCGCATGTCTGAATTGACAGAAATTGGACAGATTTTGAATATTCCGGTAACACAATTTTTCCCTTTGACATCGCAAGGTTGGGCAGACCTGTATGCAGATTTGGAAAAGAACAAAGACATTGAAGGGTACGTTATTCGGCTGCGTCATGAACAATCATTGGTTAAAGTAAAGTGCGCCCACTACTTGACAAAACATGCACTTAAATCTAACTTAACGACCGAAAAGTTGGCTGATATGTATTTCCAATATGGACGACCAACATTTTCTCAATTCGTCGAGAAATTTAAGGAATCGTTTGACGAAGAAATAACGATGTGGGCAATGCCAGCGATTTCGACGCTGTACGACGGGGTCCGAGAACTCGAAGCAATCGAACAGCATATTCAAACCAAAGTAACGAACTGGAAGACAACACGAGAGCGCAAAGAAACGGAAGCTCGACATAGAGATATTGATAATATTCGTCGCGAAGATAGGAAAGAATTTGCGATTCGAGCCCAACAGGAATATGGACATACCAAGAAGTTTGCATATGCAATGAGCGTGTATTTGGGAGAAATGGCGAATCGTGAAAAGTTGCTAAAATCTCTGCTTCTACAAAACACAAAACAAGTTGATTTGTCTATTTTTGGAAACAATAAAACTGGAGAGTTGGAGTGATGAAATTTAAAAATCGTATCGCGAAGAGTTTTGTTTCACCGGTGGTATTTTTTGCTCCGATTGGATGGCTATGTACTTTAGCTATTTACTTTTGCCCTTGGTGGGCTACAGGGCTATTTTTCGGGATTTGTCTATTCGTTTATCTATACGATAAACGAATATATACGCCGTGCCTTCAACGAGAATTTATTGTTCGGGCGATGTTTGGGTTTGTGACGTGTCCGCACGGACGATATCTCCCTGACACGTTCTGTGACTCTTGTGCTGACCGATGGTTCAATGTGTATTTCCCATCACAACAGCAGGAACCAATACAAAGAACTCTTCACTAAAGGAGGACTAGAATGATGTGGCTATTGAATGTGAATCCACCAGGTACGGATTATTCTTTTTGGTCGTGGTATGATTCTTATAGGGAGTGGTGTGACTCTTATATGAGAGATAATTTTTCTAACCAGTATGTGAGGTATTGTGCAGACCATTCGTATCCAAAAATTTATGACAAGGAAGATACCGTAACTTTTAATTTCGATATGCTCGGAGTACGCCCTGAAGACATAACAATCGAATTACGCCCCGGAAATTACGTCGCAGTAACAGCGAAGCGCCATAATGCAGAAACGCAGACTTCACACACATGCACTTGTATCGCGAGGCATCCTTCTATCGCCGATATACCGATAAAAGAAGAGGACGTTACCGCTAAACTGCAATATGGGGTTTTGACAATTACTGTAAAAAAGAGTAATCCCAAACCTCAAGTCGTGAAAATTCCGGTTCAGGTAGGTTCAGACACATAATGCGACACATCTTCCAATCCTTTAGCGCGGGATTGGAAATGGCGGCGTGGCGGAATTGGCAGACGCTCCGGTCTCAAAAACCGGCGGAATTAATCTCCGTGGGGGTTCGAATCCCTCCGCCGCTACTAACTAGCATTTTATGTGTAATCTTTTGTACAATTAGTTATGACTCAGATTTTACTATTTTGTGTCAAGTAATGTGTAACTTTCAATGACACATGCTCGTGCATATCAAATTCTGGGACTCAACGAATCCGCAACTGCGGATGACATTAAAGCGGCATTTAGGAAATTAGCCGTACAATGGCATCCCGATAAGTGTCCTAATAATCGGAAGGAAGCGGAAGAAAAAT